GTAAAATAATTTCTGATTTGGAAGCTGCCGAAGCTAAAATATCGGAATTGGAAACACAAATAACTGCTGCTGCTAATCTTACAGCCGAAAACACAGAGCTAAAAGCTGAAATAGCAATATTGAGAAAAACTCCTGGTGCAACATCTGCGGTTACAGTAAAAGAAACTGACGGGAATGTGGAAGCAGATCCTTATATGATTGAACTTGGAACAGGTTCAATTGTCGAACAATTAGAAAAATTAACAAATGCTTTAAACGGTAAATAATTAAATATATGCCAAATGTAATAACAATAGATGGAATTTCGCAGGAAGCGAAAACCTACCAGAAACAATTAAAGACACTTCCGTACTTTGTTCTTGCTTCAGAACTTGCGAAAGTTGGAATTCAACTCATGGAAGTTGCAGGAATTGATGTAATGACTCAAATGCTAAGAAAAGGTGGACTTTTGAAACCTTACGACCCTGCAAATTTGGATTATTCAGCCGATTTTTTAAGATTTAAAGAGCGTTCATTGGAAACAAAAAAATCAGTAATTTCAATGAAAGATTCTATCAAAAATTATCAAGGGAAAAAGCTTTTAAATAAACCTATGGCAGGCGATGCTCAAAATCAGACAAAAGAACATCCTTTCAAGAACTTAATTACAAGTAATGTTGTTATTACTGCTGCCGAGGATATTCTTGACGCAATGTTTTTTTCAGAATATAACATAGCTGTTAGAAATCCGCTCGGTTGTTTTGACGGTTTTAACACAAAAATCGATGCTTTAATAACTGCTGTTGAAATTGCAGCTGCAAGTGGAAATCGATTTAATACAGGAGCAATTGTTGCTCCGATAAATGATGCTGACACTATTGCAATTAAACAAGTTGTGGATTTTGTTAGAGCGGCTGATACTTTTTTGAAAAAAAGAGGTGTACTTATGTTAACGCAAAGTACTTATATGCACTTGGTTGATTCTTTGGAAAATAAGATGAAATCTAAACAATGGGACTTAAATGCAGTTCAATTGTACTTAAACGAAAAAGCTCAAGCAAACGTAACTATTGTTGTTTCTCACATGTTTGGAACAGGAGACAGAATGATTTTGACAGTTCCGGGAAATTTTCATTTTGGGATGGACACAACAACCGACAAGGAATTTATTCAAGTTCGTGCGCCTTATGAAGATCCAAACATCATGCAATTTTGGTTGCAGGCTGGTTTTGGAACTCGTATTGCTTCTGTTCATAAAAAGGAATTTCTTATTAATGATGGAACAGCTGTGGGAGCTTCAATGGCAGGTGATTACTCAGCTTAATTATAAGATTGCGGTTCCGACCGCTTTCTTTCTTTTTTTATTCAAATTTTTAAAAAAATTAATCAAATGAAAAATATTTTAGGTTTTACCTCAAAAAATATATTGATAACGCTTTTAGTGTTATTTGTAGGAATTATAATTGATACTTCTTTAGGGGGAATTTTCTTTTCTACGGCGGGCGTTACAGCGATGTCCGTTCCTTTTATAAATCTTAATAAAACTTCCGGTTGCAATATGGCTGGAGTTGCTTCAATTGTTTATATTATAGATATAAATGATATTGAGTCATTCCCATCAATAGCAGCACCTACGACAACGGCATCTGTGGTTACTTATGTCGGGGATTTTACTTTGAAAGCAAATAAATATTGGACAACTTTATATTCTACAAAAGAAATGGGACAGCTTACTGCTGCTATTGAAGGAGCTACTGATGGCAAATTTTTTAGACACAAGGCAACAGCCTTTCATCCTCGAACTACAGCTGAGGCATTAGGAATGTCAGCTATTTTGAAAGACAGAGATTGTGTGGTTATAATTAAAGAATTTAGTGCAGGCGGTCAAATGCGAGTTGTTGGCTCAGTTGATATTCCTGCAACAATATCCGGTTCTGAAGACTCTGGTAAAGCTTTTGGAGATACCAAAGGAATTACTTTTGAGATTGAATCCGCAGGTTGCAGACCTCCAATGATTTATTCAGGAGCAATTGTTACTGACACTACGGTTTTATATGCACCTTATAGAATGGCTATTGATGCCACAACTATTGATTATTCTTTGGGTAAACGATTTGTTGTTGGAGCAAACACAGGAGCTAAAACTATATCTGCTTTTAATAATATGGTAAATGGCGACGTTGCAAGAGTTGAATTTGATTCTTCTTCTGCTCAAAGCGTAGCATTTACAGGAGCTTTCTCGGGAACAGCTTTATTGAATGCAGCAGGCGAATGGTTTGAAGTAACAAAAACAGGTGCAACTACTTACGTCATCACTGACGGATTCTTCAGCTAACTTTTGGCGATTTTAGATTTATACTTTCTTTTATTTTTTATTCTGAAAAAGTAAGCACTGACTGAAAAGGTGCTTACTTATTTTTAAATTTATTATTATGAAAAATTTTATTAAAAACCCTGATAGAACCTTTGAAGAAGGATTGGAGTTATATAAAAATAATTTCCGATTAAATCCATTTGAGGATTCAAAAAAATGGTTGAATTTTTTTGAACAAAAAAAAGATTCAAAAATCGGTTCTTTAGAATTTAAAATGTTGGAAAATCGATTGAATTATCTTTCTCAATTTGAAAAAAAAAAGGAAGAGATTGTTTCGATATTGGAAGCAGAAACGAAAGTAGAAACAACCTCAGATCCGGAAACGACAACCTCGGAAACGGAAACAATAACGGAACAGGAAACGGAAACAATAACGGAACCAGTGACGGAAACAATAACGGAACCAGTAACGGAATCGGTAAAGATAATCGAAGATCCCAACTTAAAACAGAAGAAAATAAAGGGGATAATATCCTAAGAATTAATTCTTTAACGAATAAGTTCTTAATTTATAATTACTCAGAACTTTCTTACAAGGAAAAACAATATTTTAATAACGATGAAAGCCTTTTTCTATTGAAGAAAAAGGCTTTTATTGATATATCAAGAATAAATAATGAAATGAAAACATTGCATGCGAAATTGAAATTAACAAAAGAAGGTGATGAATTACAAAATTTAGCAGTAATGCTGGTTAAACTTGATGATGAAAAGGCTGCATTATGGCAAATAATAGATAAATTCGATGAAGTTATTTGATTTTAAAAAATATAAAATAATTCAAAATAAAATTGGTGATTTAACAGCCGATTACACTCACTATTTTACAGAAGGGCAATGGAGCAGTTATGAATTGCTTCTTTATATTCTTTCAATAACAGGGAAAGCAAAAGTTATTTTAACTTCTTATTCAATTTCTGATATTACTATCAGAACAATTAAAAAAGCTATCGAAGCCGATTATATAAGCTCTATTGATTTATTATTAAACTATTCAGTAAAAAGGAATAAGGTTGATTTATTATATTTTTCAAGTAATGTTATAAATAAAATTGCATTGAATAATAATCATTCTAAAATTATGATAATCGAAAATGATAATTATAAAATAATGGTAAATCAATCTGCAAATGCAACTGTTAATTATTCCGACGAATCGGGTATTGTTTGCACAAAACATGATATTTATCATATTTATAAAGAAAATATAGAAAAACTATTTAATGAAAAAACAATAATTAAAAAGAATGAATTTATCAGACGAACAGCTTGCAGACATTGAAAAATATGCCAATTTATTTTTTTCTTATAAAGAAATTGCAATTTTATTAAAAATATCAATAGAAACGTTCAAAAGTGAAGTAACAGACTGCTATTCTGAAATATATAAATCTTATCAAAGAGGTAAATTAATCTCAGAATGTGAAATAAGAGAAGAAATTATAAAAATGGCAAAGTTCGGCAGTGCAGTTGCTCAAATTGAAGCTTTAAAATTGATTAATAATCAAAAATTAAATGAAATAACAAATGCCTAAAAAAGCAGTAATCCAAAGGATAATTGAAAGTTTTTCAAAGGATTCTAATATTGTTTTAGATGAAAAGGAAAATATTTATAGAGAGCGACTTCTGTATATCATGGAAGAAAAATTGAATAATTTGATGATACAGGATATTCAATTATATAGATTGGTTCAAAAGAAGTATCAATTTATTTCCTTCCCTCAGGTTTGCAATGATATTTCAATTATCGAGCGTATGATTGCAAGTGAAAAAGACCCGAACGGTGATGCGAAAAAAACTTGGACCAGGTATTTTATTGTTGAAAATGCTAAATTAGCTTACCAAGTTGCAGCAGGAAAGGGAGATGCTTATACAATGGGTTTTCTCTTAAATATTATAGGGAAACATAATTTAACCGACAAAGAAGATGTTATTGCACCGCCTTTTGAAGATATAATCCCATTTTATCCTGAAATTACTTCTGATCCAACTGTTTTAGGCATAAAACCAATGAAAAACTTGCAGGAATTGAAAGATAAATTGCGTAAAAAATACGGAATCGATAATAAAATTTTGGACGTTGAAATAATAAAAGAAGATGAGCAAGACTAAGAAATTTTACATGAATGCTGCACAGCAATATGTTTGGCAAATTGCACCACGCAACTTGACAGTTATTGCATCTCGAAGATTTGGTAAGTCTGAAGGAATTATAATGCCAACTTTATTACGCAATATTCAAGCAATGCCGAGGTCATCGGGTGCAATTGTTGGGCAAACTTATAAACAAGTTCTTACAAGAACTTTGCCCGCAACTTTACATGCATTAGATAGACTAGGCTATCATGAACGTGAGCATTATTATGTTGGACGGCAAGCACCAAAAGGTTCAGGATTTAAAGACCCATATATAAAACCACGTTCAGCGTCTGCTTGGGATTATTATATTCATTGGTATAACGGGTCAGTAAATCCTATTATATCTCAAGATATTCCTTTTTCTTCAAATTCTTTAACATTAGATTATTGGATTGCAGATGAGGTAAAAACATTGAATCGTGAAAAATTATTAAATGAAACTATTCCTGCAAATTCGGGATTAGTATATTTTAAAGATTGCCCTTGGCATACAGGATATACGATGGTTTCGGATATGCCTACAAATAAGCGTGGCTTATGGATGCTTGAGGAAGAATCTAAGATGGATAAAGAATTGCTTTGTTTAATTGAAGCTATTATTTATTCTATTTATGAAGCCAAATCGTTAGGGAGTGAAAGTGTTTGGTATCAAAATAAAATAAAAGCACTAACAAATGAATTGAATTTATATCGAAAAGAATTATCATTATTTGTTGTTTTTGACATTCTTGATAATCTTGAAATAGTAGGAGAAAGGTACATTGAAGATATGTATAGAAATTTGCCTAAATTTATATTTATGACTGCTCTTTTATCGCAGCGTATGAAGAACACAGAAGGCGGATTTTATGCTGCATTAAATGATAAAATTCATTATTATCAATCTTATGATAATAGTTATTTGAATTCTTTCAGAACAGGTTACGGCGATATAGATTGGAAATCAGCAACGGAACATGTTTATGATTGTTCGCAAGATACAGATATTAATGTTGATAGACCTTTATGTATCGCATTTGACACCAATATTAATATCAATTGGTGCATTGTTGGGCAGCCTGACTACGAAAAGAATAAGTTACGAACATTGAAATCTTTCTTTGTTAAACACCCACGAATGCTCACAGAGCTATGCAATGAATTTGCTGACTATTACGAGCCATTGCCCAACAAAGAAGTTATCTTTTATTATGATTCTACATTTACTCAAGGAAAGAGTGGGAACTCAACTGAAGCATTTTTTGAAACAATAATAAGAGTATTGACTAATAGAGGTTGGTACGTTACTGATACATATATCGGACAACCAATGAAACATAATGAAAAGCACAAAGAGATTGATGACGCATTGAAGGGCAGTCGTAACCTATTCCCATTATTCAACCAGCCAAACAATGAGATACTATTGCAGGGCATGGAGCAAACAGGTACAAGCGTTGGGCTTAATGGTTGGGGGAAAGATAAGTCAGGCGAAAAGAAACCTGACACGCCTGAAGATCCTGCCGAATTTCGTACAGATGGTGGCGATGCTTGGGATACTCTTTTCATTGGTTGCAATAATTATAGAGTTGATGAGATATACTCTCGAATATCTTTGCCCAATGTTTATAAATAGTTTGGCAATTGCCAGGCTTTACGCTTATATCCTTTTACTGTTTGCATAAGGTATGCTAATAGTAAATGGATTTTCCTTTGTCAAATCTTTTCCAATAAGCATATCTAATGCTAACAATAAAACGATAACGTTTCAATCCCTATTGCAATAAAGGTTTAATACTATTCGTGCCTCATACGCATTAGGGATTTTAGGTGTTGATTTTTGGAGTAAAGTATATATTACTCAATAATATAACGCTAAAAAAGTAAAGTAAACCACCCACGTAAGACAGGGCGGGGCGCGCCCTTCCGAGGGAATAGGGGACATTCCCCTATACCCCTTGATAAACAACTATTTAATTTTTAATATTTTATCTTTTTTTTTAGTTTATTTTGTATAATTATTTAGAATTAATATAAATTATTTATTTTGCGATATTTTTGTATTATTTAGATTTATTTTAAATTATATTTTTATAGTACAATATTTAATATTTATTTCTTAATATTAAATATATTTTGTATCTTTATGTAGTGATAATTAGTTTATTACCGCATATAAAGAGAGAAGATACTCTATAAAACTAACAATTATTATATTATTAAAATGCTTAAAAAATTTACAAAATGGCAAAGACAAAAAAAAAATTAGAAGAAGTTGATTTCGTTTTAGAAAAAATTAATCATGTTTCTAAATTCCCTGATATTATTTGTAATAATGATTTTGAGGATTTACAGGATATTCCTGAAGAAGTTATAAATAATAAACAGTCTGAAATGCAATTACAGATTAATCAGATGAAAGAACAAATAAAAGAGTTTTTAAGATTATCTCAAGAATCAAATAAAATAAATGAAGAATTAATAACCGAAAATAAAAAACTGAAAAACCGGAAGATTGATTTTACAGAAGCTCAAAGAATTATAAAAAGAAAATCTTTATTATTAGATAATTTGGGGAAATTTGAAAACATATTAATTAATATTGAAAATCTTGGGAATGTAAACAATGATATGGATATTGTGGACAATGATAAATTATCAATTGCCTTTTTTACTAAATCATCTTATAGAGATGAATCAATTTTAAAAACAAGTAACGTATTAATTATTAGTGAGTTTATTGAATTTATAACTAAAAAAATTCAAATTAAAATTGAATTTCTAAAAGAAGAGATTGAAAATATGTTATTATAAACAAAAAGCGGGGAGATGTGCAACCATCCGCCCCGCTTACTTAAAAAATTTACTCTGCAAAGTTAATTAAAAAATTTCAATATGAATCCCGAAACATTAGAAAAAAGAAAATTATTACAATCGATAAGCATTAAAGTTATAAAAAAGGCTCAAGTTACTGAAATATAATAAGTTTAATAGTTTAGTTTAGTGGTTTAATTCGTTAAACCACTTTTTTTTATACAAATATTAACAATAGAGTGTTTGCTGGTACTTATAAGGTTTTTAATTTATTCATTCTCAAAGCATAGCTTAATAAATTAGTTTTTTCGTTTGAATAAATTTAAGATTTTTCTAACCGTTTTTTCCTATCGTCAAAATACGTGCGTTGCATTCTATTTATGTCCTTTCGATTTTTTAATTTATACTATTAATTTGTATAATGTTACATATCAGCAAGGCAATAGCATACGCTCAAAATAATAAACCTCACGATTTTAAATTTGTATCGAAAGGTACAAACGGGAAAAATCGAAAAGGCGGTTACATTGTTAGCATGACTAATGCAGTTGTAACTTCATCTTTCCATGAAAAAAGAAAGATGAATATAAAATCTCTTGATAGTAATCAAGTTCGTTGGTGCTATTATGTTTTACTTATAGAAATTGACGGACACGAAGTTTTTTTATAACATTTATATGAAAAAAGAAATTAATAATAATGAAATTATAATTTGCGGCTCTGCTGCATATCTTTCAGGAGTGCAGGCTGCTGTTACTTTTTCTGAAAAAAATATTTTCGAAGAGCCATTAACTGTTACAAAAGTCCCTGCAAAAGGTACAAAAGAAAATCGTGGTGCTGTTCCGTGGGGAGAGGATAATGTTTTACCTAAAAATATTATTGAAGTTGTTGGAAAAAATCCAATAGCATCGCGTTGCATTGAATTTAAAATCGAAGTATCTTATGGCAGTGGGGTGAAAGCCGGAATTATAGAAAATGAAACTTTCAGAGAATTTACAGCCGAAGAAAAAGCAGGAAAGTATAGTGAAATTGCAACTTTCTTTGAAGATAACGACCTTGACGGAATGTTTTCCGAACTTTGCACAGATATGCACTGGTTTAATAATGGTTTTGTTGAATTTATTTTAAATCAAGACACGCCCGAATCTCGTAAAATTGTTGAAATGTCAGCTAAAGAAGCGGCTTTTAGCCGTTGGGAAACTTCAAATCCCGAAACCGGAAATGTAGAAAATCATTTCTATTCTTCTTTTTGGCCAACTCCAAAAGCTGAGCAATATGAAATGACTCCTGTAATTTGGCAAAAGAATTTAGGATTGGAAATTGAAAGAAGAATTGGACGTTCGCCTTTAATTGATGGCACTTCTAAAAAAGATGAAAATATTTTTCGTTATATTGTGCCTGTTCGCTTGCCTTCTCCATCAAGAAAATATTATCCTGAGCCTTATTACTATTCTATAATTCAATCGGGTTGGTTAGAATTTGCAAATGCAATTCCAACTTTCAAAAAAGCATTAATGACCAATAGCATAACAATTGCATATCATATTGAAATTTCTCAATCTTATTTTCCCCGCATTTTTCGTGAAGAAGGAATAAAAACCGCAGCTGCCATGAAAGCAAGGCAAATAAAAGAATTTCAAGATATTGAAAATTTTTTGACGGGTGCCGAAAAAGCAGGTAAAACTTTTATTTCATACACAAAATCTGTTCACGGTGTAAGTGGCAAAATGGAAGAAGTCCCTGAAATTACTATAAAGGTAATCGACAAAAAGCTTGGCGGTGAATTTATTGAAGATTCCCACGAGGCTTCTGCAATGACTTTCATTGCGTTTGGCGTTCACCCTTCAATGATTGGAATTATTCCAGGAAAAACTTCTTCAAATCTTTCCGGAACTGACAAACGTGAATTATTACGTATATCTCAATCTCTACAGGCGAGAGTTCGCAGCAGAATGTTAAAACCACTTTACGCAGTTAAACGGATTAACAAATGGCCTGCTGAAGTAGAATTTTCAATAAGTGATATTATATTAACAACTCTCGACCAAGGTAGAGAAGTTCAAAAAGTAAATTCATTATGACAAAAACTCTTTTCACTTCAATAGCAGAAATAAAAGATTATATTTCTGCTGATATAAGTTCTGATATCAGGACTATTTTACCTTATGTTAAACAAGCAGAAAAATATGTTGTAGATATTATTGGTTCTGCATTATACGATGATTTAATTTCTGTCGTACATCACAATAACGATCAGGAAAAACTGAAAGATTTATTAGTAAAAGTTCGTTTACCTTTAGCAAACTTCGCTTACTTTTTGGCTATTGCCAAACTTAATGTAAATGTTGGCGATACAGGCTTTACCGTAACAGTTTCAAGCTCGTTAGAACCTGCAAGTGAATGGCGTGTAAAAGATTTCCGAAATTCTGTTGAAAACTCGGGCAACGATGCTCTTGAAGAATTGATTGAATTTTTGGAAACTAACAAAAAGCATTATCCAAAATGGACTCAATCAAAGGCTTATTCTTTTCAAAAGAAATTTTTCATTAATAATGCAAAAGAAATGAATGATTCCGTTTATCTTGAAATTAAACGGATTGATTTTTTAAAACTCAAACAATACATTTTCCAAACCGAACAATCCGACATATTACCGTATTTAGGAATGCGGTTTTTTGGTAAATTGAAAGCAGAAATATTTTCGGACAAACTTATTGATGATAATTTATTCATTGTTAATAACTTTATTCGCCCTGCTTTATGTTATTTAACATTTCATAAACAGCAGCCAAATGAAAATTATAGACTAGAAGGTGCAAGATATTTGGCTCAATTGCAAGAATATTTGGACTCAAACGCTTCAAAATTTCCTGATTACATAATTTCAGATAATTATACCGACCCGACTATTGCAAAAGTTTCAATAAATTCTGCAACTTCGGGTTTGTATGTTATGTAAATTTTATTATCTTTGTAATTAAAGTTACATAAAATGAATGATCAAGAGAAAGCAATTAGAAATTTTGAATTAGCAGTTTTAGAATTTAAACTAAAATCTTTAGACTTTTTTAATAAAATTTTCAAACTTGATAAATTTTGTGATTTTTTGCAAAAATTCTTAAAATAAAATTTTCCATATTTAAATTGATATTTGATTATATTATAAAGGTTGAATTTGCGGTTCAACCTTTATTTTTTTTGTCCTTTCACTCACAAATTCATTTATGTTATTTTGATTAAATTAAAAATAACATAATCATGTCTAAAATTCTTGATCTTATAACATTAATCGGAGCATTGACAGTGCCGAATTATGCTCAGCAAAATTATGATAAAAGTGCAGCAGAAGCCGAAGCTTCTTTTGATGCAAACTTGAAATCAGAAGTTATTGCAAAACTCAAAATGAACAATATAGTTTTTGGTTCCGATGCCGAATTTGATGCCTTTGCTGCACTTCGTTTAACATTGGTGCAAATAACAGGCACAAATACAAAAATGATATGCTTAGATGTTGTTTTAGACATTAATGATGAAATTACATCTTACGGCACTGCATTAGTTCAGTGGCAAGGGGCAGGATACGAGGTTATAATGCAAAATCCATTAATAACAGTTAAAACTTTTGCATAATGCACAAATTTAACTGGGGACCAATCGAAAAAGAATATCCTGAAAATTGGAACGAACTTAATAAAGAACAATTATTATTCGTTGCAACTCTCATGCGTTCAGGTGTTGAACGCAAGGCGTTTGATACTCTTTTACTTCAAAAACTTTTGAACATTCCATGGTTTACATTTAACAATATCCCAATACATGCAATGGAAGATATGGCAAAGTCTATATCTTTCATTCATGAAAAATTTGAACTTACAAAAAATTTACTTCCCGAAATTTCGGTTAAAAAAGGCAAAGAAAAAGTAATTCTTTACGGTCCTACTGATGGAATGACCGATTGCACTTTGGAGCAATTTTTTGCTTATGCCGAAACATATTTCACTCTTTTCGCTCAAACAAATGAAGAAGAAAATCTTAACCTATTGTGTGCTTGCCTTTATCGTATTGAAAATAATTCAATTTTCAATCCTGAAAAAGTCGATGAAATTAGTTTGATAATAAAAGAAATGAAAGCCGAATTTAAACAGGCTATTCTCTTATATTATCTTGGCTGCCGTGATTTCTTTGCTTACAAATTTCCCGAATTATTTTCAGGCGAACAAACTTATGCCGAAAAATCAGACCTTCATTTTTTCACACTTATTGATAATCTCAATAATGAAGATATAACAAAAAACAACCAAATAAAACAATCTAATTTATATGAGGCTTTTGTTAGATTAGTTCAAATGATTAAAAAGTCCGATAATTCAAGAACTTAACAAAATGGAAATAGAATTAATTTTTAAAGTAACAATAGGAATCATAGGTTTACTAACAGCAGTAATTGTACTCAAAAATCAAATTGCAAAGAATCAGGAAGCTGCCAAACAAAGCAGTTTGAAGATTCTCGAAAAAATGGAATTGGTGGACAAAAACCAAACAATTAAAATTGATAAACTTATTGCTGCATATACAGACTTAGAGCTTAAATTTTCTATTCTTCAAACTAATTATGAAGAAATTAAAAAAGAAAATGCCAAACTTTCAGAACAATTCTTTGAAATGCAAAAAC